TCATGTTTAGTAGGCTTTGAAAGACTGAGCCATAAATAATCACTCTCCCTCTCAATCTTCTCTAAGACTTGACGGGCTAGTTCTGGGGTGGAGCAGAGGATGTATGGTGGGATGTTATTGGTTTTCATATTGTTGTCTTCTGCGAATAATGTTTATTTTTTGAGGTGCGTGTATTACACTAAATTTATATTCGTTGTGAGTCATTTCTCTACCTAATACTTTCTCAAAATGTTTTTTATGAGCCTTGGTAGTTGTGCTACAAGCTAGACATCTAAGTCCTTGGAAGTTCTGTGCCATCTTTCCTATCATTCTCCACCTTCCCGCCTTTACAGGAACAAATTTTCCACAAAGAGAACAATTGCCTGCATATCTATTCCTCATATTTTTTAGCCTCTTCTTGTAGTAGAGGGAGTAGTTTAATTAGGTCTTGGGTTTTATAGATAGAGTTTTGAGCATCGTGTCTCAGTTGCTTATACCAATCTTTACCATTCTCATCTATTAGTCGCTCAGCGTAGATAGCAAGATTACCGTGAAGATATTTGTTACAGCGTTGGCATTGAGGGCGGAGGTTTCGAAAGTCGAAGTCTAGCTTGTCGTGGAAGTGATGACCCGCTTGTAATTCAGCGATAGGCAGCCATTTCTGACAGGTATAGCAGTCATTCTTTCCTTCCCTAGCCCCTAAGTTTCTGACTATAAAGCTCATCAACTTCCAACATTTATTATGTAAAGTTTTAAAGTTCTTCTTGTCGTAAGCCTTAGTCAGTTTATGCTTCTCTAGTTTAGTAGTCTTCTTAATCTCTCTGCATTTAGGACAGAGCTTATTTACAGGTAATCCATTTCTTAGAAATAACTTTGCTCCACAACGACACAATGGTTTTTTATCCTTCTTCACTAACATACTTTGGACATATCTTCATCGTCTTTTAGCGGTCTGTAGTGCCATTTAAATCCGAAAGTGCTTTCGATAATAATCTCGGAAATATCATCTTTGACATAAATTCCTTTCAACAAATCCCCAGAAGTATCTGGAATTAATCTAAAACCTTGGTGTTTATTAGCTCCTCTTGTTTTCTTTTTAATCTTCATAAACTTGCTTTAAATTTTTTAATTTGTCTTTTGGTCTTAATCAACTTTTTAATCTGCTCTCTTTCTTTTGGCAACATTTCGTAATTGAGTATGTATTGAAAGTGTTGAGGGGAAATAGCAAACATATCAGCTAAGTCCTTTTGTGAGTAATCTCCTGACCTGTAAAGGTTCAGTAGTTCTACCTTGTTAATTGTCTTTCCTGTCATAAATTTCTTCTATATTCAAAATAAGGTGTTGCATTATGGATTGGTAAAGTTGTTCTGGGTCTAATCCTCGTTCCTGAGCTAGGAAGTAAATTCTACTTCTTAACTTCTTGCTTTGACTCTTAACCTTTCCCTTAATAACAGTAGCTCCTGCTCCAATAATTGTTACTTCGTCTAGGCTCTCCAGTGAGTATGTATAGCAGTATTCCCCATCATCAGTATTAGAGTTCCTATTAGTTGATTTGACCGCACAACGCTTTAGGGCGATTGAATAGTCATTTTTATCGTCTAGGGGACTGTCAATTTCAGCAGTCCCCACTATCTTAATTCGGTGTTGCATACTAGAAAGGCAAATCGTCAACTGATACAGTCTCATCTTGCTGAATGGTTGGAAGTTCCGCAAGACCAAAGCTCTGAGCAGTGGTCTTAGGTAAAATCCGCATACTAGCTCTAGCCCATTCTTCTGCGATAGCTTCAATCTCACTTAACTTGATATTTGGATTACCTAAATTGGCTTTAAATGCTTCAATCAAAAATCCGTGCTTCGATTTACCAAACGCAATTTTATCCCAATCAGTCTTTTCTTCGGTCTTAGCTACTGGCTTAGGAGCTGAACTATTATCAGAGTGTTGAGCAAATGAATTGTAGCTGTTAGGAACTTGGTTAGCTACTCTAATCTCACTAGGCTTCTTTACGACCACAACAGTCCTTTGAGTAAAAGATATTTCCTTGCCTTGTTCGTTTACAAAGGTCTTAGGTTCTTCGGTGTAAGCAATACCGATAGTAGAACCTTCACCTCCATAAGGCAGAGTTTCAAACATCTGGTAAGCCATAGACTTAGTGCCATCTTTTTTAAATTTAAACAGAGTGTATTTGTCGCCGTTCTCGTCCTTGAAGCTTATAGGCTTCTTGTCTTCTGGGTTTAGATTAGTGACTGAACTTACGGTGATAATCTTCTCTAGTAGTTTTTCCATATATTTAAAGTTTTAAGATTAATTTGTAGGGGCTATTTTTGCCGTCTAATAGCCCCCGTAGTGAAACGAAAGGGTCAAAGGTGGACTATCTTGTCTATTCAACCTTTTTGACCTTAAATTCCCCGTTCCACTTAGCTAGAGCTTTGAGGGAGGAATAGATATCAATCATCTCATCTACTAGGTGCTTTGGTTCGGTTAGATTGTCATAGTATCTAGTGATGTTAAGTTCGTTTCCGTTGTCATCATCGGCGTAATCTACTGATAGTGTAATCATATTAGTCGATTAGGGCTTGTAATACCCCGATTAAGATAATAATTGCTAGTCCCAATAACCAAGGTGTCAGTCTATCAAAGAAAGTATCAGACTTTTCCTTAGCTCTGTTCTGGTGATAAAGGTTTTTAATGTTATTCATATAATTACCATTCTAATTCTACACCCTCTGACTCGACTGCTTCTGGTTCTTGGTCTGGTTCTTCTAGACAGTCGTAAGTTCCTTTGCCGTGGTCTTCTCCAGTTTCATCTTCGTCTTCCAAGCCATAATCAGTGTCGTCAATCTTCTCTCGGGCTTCTGCCCATTGTTCATCTTGAGTAGTCATATTATTCTGTCTGAGCCTCATCGTTGAGGCGATTAGCCACATCTCTCATAGCCTGACTAAGTTCTGGGCTGACCAACATTCTGGCGTGTCCTAGTTGGTTAGCTAGTTGCAGTAATTGTTCTCTCTGTTCTTGTGTTAGGTTTGTCATATTATTTGTAGCCTCCGTTTTTCGGTTAGCCTTTAATTATTAAGTAGAGATAGATTGACCAGACTGGAGGCAAGGATTGTCTTGGTTAGGTTTACCCCTTCCGTAGTCCCTGCCAGTAGTCCAGTGCTTATCTCTATGTCTTTATAATATACCATATTAATAAAGTTGTCAAGCCTTATAAAATAAGGGGATTATTGCTTTATTGTATATTGATAGTAAAGATATGCACACCCTAAAGCAGAGATGCTTGCCCGTCTTTCAACCAGTAGTAGCAGTAGTCCTTGCCTTGTGGGGTCTTGATATATTTAGCTTGGAACTTGTAGCCCCTCCGTTCGAGCAAACAAATCAAAGCTCCAAGCCTAGAAATGTATGCTTTGAGACATTCATTCCTAGTTATATACCCGTTCATCTTTAGGTGTCTTATAACGAAATCAATTTGAGTTTCATTTGTCATATTATGTTTCTTAAAATATGTTTAATAACTTCACAATTAAAAGCATTTCCTAGAGCTTTATATCTTTGAGTGTTTGAAACGCCAGCAGTGTAATTATCTGGTAATGACTGCAACCTCTCGCACTCTATCGGTGTCAGCTTCCTTACAAAGTCGTTCTCCATAACCATACTATCTCCACTCACGCTAGTCATTGCATTAGACTTCTCATCATCTCTAATTTCAATCTGCTTTTTTCTTTCTACTCCCTCCTGCTTAGTTCTTGGAAAGGTTCTGCTTGCGACCCCCTTAACAAGATACAGTCCAGTCTTAGCACCTCTACCACCTCCATTAGCTGATAGAGCGACTGACTTGCCGTCTTCACTATAAATCCTATCTCCCTGACCACCGCTGTTAAATTGACCAACTTTGACCATCTGTCTCCGTCCTTTTTCTTGATACGACTTCCAACTAGCCCCCTTATAATAACTAGCATCAATACAGTAACTCTTTAATTTATCTGTGTTAGCATTTTCTAAAATATCTCTAAGTAAAATTCCTCTATCTTCTGGCAAAGTAACATTAGGTATGTTTGTCCAAAACAATCTCTTGCGGTTTTGAGCTGAGACCAATGCTGCATTAATCATAATCGGTTCAACTCCTAACGCTTCAGTAATGACTTGCTTAGCCTCTTTAGGCATTGAATTAACATTCTCTAGCACGAAATACCTAGGCTTCACTTCTTTTAAAATGCGGACATACTCCCAAAACAATCCGCTCCTACTACCACTAAGACCCTGACGATTACTCTTAGCGATTGACAAATCTTGGCAAGGGCTACCTCCGATTAGTAAATCAATATTTTTGTAATCAGAACTGTTAATTTCTAAAACACTTCCCATTTCAATCGTGTTAGGGTGATTTTTCTGAGTAATAGAGATAGCATACTTATCTATCTCACTGGCGTAATATGTCGGTAAAACTCCAAGCTCCTTGAGTGCTTGTTGAGCTACTGAAATGCCATCAAATAATGATAATACTCTCATATCTACTTATTGTGTTTAATAATAAATTCTGTAAAGCCAACACTGTTTATTCTTGATGCTATATAACGCGTATTGTCTCTTAGTGAAACTGGGTAAAGCTCATTCCAGAGGTTGTAAAGCATTTCTTTTAGTTCAGTTTGGTTCATTTTTATATCTCTGTAATCGTGTGCGAACCTTTGAATAATATTTACAACAGTCAACTCATCATTATTGTTATTGTCCATATTTTTATAAATTAAGTTAATTATCTTTTTTAGTTGTTCTACATTTTATATACTTTTATTCCCTGTTCTAGTGAAGACCTCTTGTCTATGTTCAATTTATTAGCACAGTCTTGGCAATAAACTTCAAAGCCAGCCTTGTCTAAGTCATAGACTACTTTTTGAGAAACATTTATATGTTTTTGGCAAATATCACAATTGATTTTAGGCATAAATTTATAAATTAGACGCAACTCCCTTTTCACCCTAAATCCACTCCACAGGTGTTCTTCTCAGTATGTGTCCTCAGCTAGTTAGTTAGTTCATAGCTCACCCCCACTGAGTGTCCCCACTAGCAGGCTCATACTAGATGTCCTAACAGTCCTTGTGCGTATGTTTAGTCAGCCGTTGTCAGGGAGCGACAGAGCGGCTGGTTCACACCTACGCACAAGCAACAAAATATGTCATACAAAAGAGAAGTTTTTACCAGCCTTAACTCTTAGACGCTGGAGCTGAGAATTTTTTGGTAAATAAAAAAGCAATGTAGAAACTACCTGCCCACCATAACCGACTAAGGAACTGGTTACAACAGACAGCTTCAACACTGCTTTTTTAGTCGGTTAACAGATTGTTAATTTACAAAACCATATTATCAAATTGGGCGGAGATTGTCAAGACCTTTGACTTTTACTAATTAAAATGCTAGTATTAAATCGGAGTTTGGGAGGGCTTTTGGTTCAGGAATTCCAACCAAATTGAAGGCTCAATCAAGCTTTATTACAGGCTTCTGCTTATTAGGTATCATATTCTCTATGCTAGTCTGACGACCAAGTTACCGAGATAAAAACCTAACTAGCGGTATTCTGTTATCAAGATTTTAAAAAGTTTTCCACAATTTACTAACAGTCTAATTTTAAATATATGCCAGAAGAAATCATCGAGGGTGAAGTTGTAACTCCAGAAGTAGAAACCACTGTTTATACCCCTAGTGGCGTAGCAGAAGACGGAACTACTTATGACGCTACTAGCCCAGCAGTCCTAGCCTATCAAGCCAAGTTCCCAGAAGTGACTGACATCGAACAAGTAATCGGTTCTATTTTGAATATGCACAACATCATCGCTCGTGGTGAAACCCCAGCAGGTGAGGGCAACGAAACTATCCTAGAAGCTATTAAGGCTAATATTAAATAAGTATGCCATTATCAAAAGGCAAATCATCAAAGACAATCTCTAAGAACATTAAGACTGAGATGGCTCACGGTAAGCCTCAAAAGCAAGCAGTGGCTATAGCCTTATCAGTAGCAGGCAAGAGTAAGAAAAAGAAATAGTATGGCAGAAGCTGGTCGTCCAACTGAACTAACAGATGAAGTGCTTGCTTTAATTAAGGCAGGCATTTTAGAAGGCAGAACTCTAAAAGAAATAGCTAATATTAACGATTTATCAGAACACACTTTGTATCATTGGCATAGTGATAATTACGCAAAGCTATATGACAAGGTAGAAGGCTGGAAAAGAGACAGAAAACTCAACCTAGCCAATAGGAACATTGAAGCCATTCTTCAATTAGATGTTAATGATAAAGACTTCGTTAAGACTGTTAGTGATATGAGTAAGTTCGTAGCTGAAACCCTAGATAAGAAGAATTATTCTAAGCGTAATGAGCTAACAGGGGCAGACGGCAAGGACATAGTAGTTAATGTAGTTAATTATGGAGATAACACTACCAATCAATTACACACCGAGGGACTACCAGATACCTCTGATACAAGCTCTTGATAATGGATTTAAAAGACTTCTGTGTGTTTGGCATAGACGAGCAGGCAAAGACAAGACACTTATCAACATTGTAGCGAAGAAGATGTTTGAAAAGGTTGGGACATACTACTACTTTTTCCCAACATACAGTCAAGGCAAGAAGATACTTTGGAATGGTATTGATAAAGATGGTTTTAAGTTCCTTAGCCACATACCTAAAGAACTAAGAAGAAGAACTGATAATCAGGAAATGATTATTGAAACTATTAATGGTTCTATATTCCAAGTCATAGGAACTGATAACGCAGACAGCATAGTAGGAACTAACCCAATAGGTTGCGTGTTTTCTGAATATAGTTTGCAGAATCCATCTGCTTGGGGTTATGTAAGACCAATCCTTTTAGAAAATGGTGGTTGGGCTATTTTCAACTACACCAGCAGAGGAAGAAATCACGGCTATACTCTTTTGCAATATGCTAAACAGACCGTCGGCTGGTTTGTATCAGTCCTTTCCGCCACTGACACTGGTGTATTTACACCGGAACAGCTGGAGGAAGAAAGGAAGCAATACCTAGCAGAAGACGGAGATGACTTAAGATTTAGGCAGGAATACCTTTGCTCTTTTGATGGAGCTATTCAAGGTTCATACTTCGGTAAGATAATCCAAGAAATAGAAGATAATGGTCAGATTAAAGACTTTCCAATAGAAGACTTAAAAGTTCACACAGTTTGGGACTTAGGCATAGGAGATAGCAACGCTATTTGGTTTGTGCAAGCAGTTGGTAATGAGTTAAGAGTTATCGATTACTACGAAACTAATGGCGAGGGTCTAGCTCACTACGCTAAAGTATTGCAGGACAAGGGTTATTTATATGGAGACCACTTTGCTCCTCACGATATTCAAGTTAGAGAGTTAGGCAGCGGAGTATCAAGATTAGAAACTGCTAAGAAGTTGGGCATAGATTTCAAAGTAACTAAGAACTTATCGGTAGAAGATAGAATACAGGCAGGTAGAACAGTATTAAGGAGGTGTTACTTCCACGCTACTAACTGCGAAAGAGGTCTAGATGCTTTAAGGAATTATCACAAAGAATGGGACGATAAGAATAAATGTTTTAAAGATAGACCTAGTCACGATTGGAGTTCACACGGCTCAGATGCCTTTACTTACTTGGCTGTTAATTTCAAAAACTATACGCCAGTAACAAGTTATTTCTCTGGTAGTAAGAAGGCTGGTTTTATTTAATAGATAAAGTGTGGTAAAATAATATTAGATAAATATTAATCCTAAAAATGTGAACATTTCTAAAAAAGTCCAAGAAATAATTAAAGCTTGTGATGAAACCTACATCGACCTAGTTGCTGGCAATGGTAATTCATCGACCCTAAGATTTAACCAAAAAGAAATACTTAGGAGGATTAACTTTTATATTAATTCTAAGTATGTTGAGCGTGATGATGACGCTCTATTTTGGAATATTTCTAACTACCGTATTACCCACTTCTCTAAGAACATTGACCTAGACACTAAAGACTTTTTACCTTATGGGGAGGGTGAGATAAACTTTGTGCAGGCTTGGGCTTTGAGAAAGAAAGTTAAAGAGTGGTTTAGAGAGACAGGTTTTTATATGACCCTTAATGATATTTCAGAGGGGCTAGCTACCTATGGCTCAATGGTCTGGAAGAAAGTCAAAGAAGACGGCATAACCAAGCTAGAAGAATGTAAATTAGATAACCTTTACTTCAATCAGAAAGTTAGGAATATTAATGACTCTGACGGCATTGTTGAACTGCACTACCTGTCTAACAATCAGCTTTGGGAGAAAGACGGTATTTGGGATAATGTTAAGGAAGTATTAGACATAGAAAAAGACAAAGACAATATTGAGATTTGGGAGTTCTCTGGTTATTACGCAGAAGATGGTGCAAAACCTACCTACAAGCATACTATCGGCTATGGCTATGGTGAAAAAGAAATCATACTTTGGGAAGACGATACAGAGGAGACACTATATTACGATTTTCACATTGGCAGGTATCGTGGCAGGTGGCTACGCACAGGTGTTGTGGAGAGACTTTTCAAACTACAAGAACGAGCCAACCAACTCGTCAATCAAAACGCTCAAGCAACTGAAATTGCCAGCCTATTACTTTTCAAAACTTCTAACACCGATGTTGTCGGCAATGTTTTAGAGCAGGCTATCAACGGGCAGATTATCTCTGACCCAGAGTTCCAACAGATTGGTATTGATAACCGAGGACTACAACAGTTTATTTCTGAATTGCAACAGATTGAAGCTCAGGCTGATAAACTTTGTCTCACACCTGATATTATTCAAGGCGAGCAAGCCCCAAGCAACACTACATTTAGAACAGTAGCAGTTATTAACTCCGCAGCTAAGTCAGCCTTTACCGTCTATAAGCAGAACTTAGGCGAGAAGATTGCCGAGATTTTACTAGCTGATATTTTCCCTACTACTGTTAAGAAGTGGAACAAGGAAACAATGATTGAAATTGCTGAAGATGACCAAGACATTACTGTCTATGACGAAGCTGTTAAACGCTATATGGCTAAGGAAGCTATGCTTAGTGGACAGCTGGTGACACCAGAACTAGTCGCAGAGATTGACAACACTGTTGCCGAGGGAATTAAGACTGTTGGTCGCAGAGTTAATATTGGTGAGAAGTTCTTTGACTTCAAGTGGGGTTTCAAGATGATGGCTACCAATGAAAGTGTTGATAAATCAGCAATGAACGACGCTTATTTCAATGCTCTAGGTATGGTGCAAGCCAATCCAGCTATTACCGATATTCCTTTGTTTAGACAATACTTAGAGAATAACGGCATTAGTTGGTGGAAGCTAACACCTAAGCAAATGCAACAGTTACAGCAAGCTCAAGGCGGTGCTATGCCAGAGCAAAAGAAGCCAGACGCACTACTAGCACAAGCAAATCCTAGTCAATCAAGTTAAATATGTTAGAATATGACAAGTAATTTCTTAAAGAGTGACGACTGGAAAGAGGCTAAGATGTTTATAATTAGTGAAATTAAGGATAGACCGCTTAACATTAAGACAGAGGGATTAAGTGCTGAAAGAATTGCCATTGAGGTAAGAGCCTCACAAATTGCATCAGATAAGATAGTAAAAGCAATAAAGAGACTTGAGCGTATGATTACGCTAGAACGCAAACAATCACAACCGTTTATATAATCGCTTAGATTATAGACCCGTGGCAGTGCCTACACTCTAATTGGCATAAATCTGGCTTCATAATAGCCTATAAAAATATGGAAGATGACGAGAAAACTACAACCGACGAGGAAGTAGTGGACACTGAGGACACCAGCTCTACAAGTGGTGAAGAGGAAAGTGATGACACCCCTACATTAGAGGACTTCATTAAACTCAAAGAGACAAACGCAAAGCTGTATGAGCGTGCAAAAAAGGCAGAGGAAGCCGCTAAGGCAGCTAAAGAAACCAAAAAAGACTCTCCAACCTTAAAAACTAATGAAACCTCCAACGGCTTAACTAGGGAGGAGGCTATACTGATTGCTAGGGGAGTTTCTGAAGATGTTATTAACGAAGCTAATGACGTTGCTAGGGCAAAGGGCATAACCCTGTCAGAGGCAATGAAAACTCCGCTAATCTCTGCTTTTATCGAAAAGAAAGAAGCTGAAGAAAAGCGGTCAAAAGCACAGCTAGGTTCGTCTAACTATTCAGGTAAAACTGGTAGTAAGGACATCACTCAAGCTGTCGGAATGACAGAAGAAGAACACCGCAAGTCTATTGGTATGTAATCCAAGTTATACTTAGGAGGTAACTAATGGTATGGCTTTAGGCTCAAACCACTTTGATACAACCGACTCAGCAATGTTAATCCCAAGTTTGTGGACTAACAGAGTCAATGACTTCTTTAGAGCAGAATTGAAAGCCGCAGCTTTCTTTGAAGACTGGTCTAGCGAAGTTGCAGATGGCGGTAACGTCATCTATATGCCAAACATTACTCAGATGGCTGCTTCTGCTAAGGCTGCTGCTACTGAAGTTGTTTTGGTAGATAACACTGACAGTAAGGTTACTCTTACTATCAACGTTCACAACCACGTCGCCTTTATGATTGAAGACGCTGTTGGTTCTAAGATTAAGGCTAGCTACAAGGCTCAGTCTCTGTATGCTCAAAATGCTGGTTACAGCGTAGCAGCTACATTGGAAGATGCTTTGTTGCAGCTCTGTCGTGGTTTCAGCCAGATTGTTGGTTCTTCTACCAACGTGACTGCTGACTCCGATATTCGTTTGGCTATCCAATACTTGGACACTGCCAACGTTCCACAGAGCGACCGTGCTTTCTTCTTGCACCCATTTGTTGTTTGGACTCACTTGCAAGCCATTGACCGCTTCGCATTGGTTCAGAACACTGGTGGTGCTGACCCACTCTTGAAGGGTGAAGTCCGCAAGTTGTATGGTATCCCTGTTATTATGACCTCACGCTTAGGCGTTTACCTTGGTCATCGTGACGGTATGCTTGCCCACAAGTCTGCATTGGCTTTTGCTTGTGCTAACCCAAGTGGTATGGCTGGTCCAAACAAGGTTCGCTTACAGACTGATTATATCTTGCAACACCTCGGCACTCTTGTAGTAGCTGACTTGATGTATGGTGTAATCGAAAATCGAGATACGAGTGGCGTGTGGATTAAGTCTAAGAGTTCCTAGAGATTGGCTAGTATTAGAACAAATATAGTGTATGTGGGTGCTATTGAGAAACTAGAGATAGTATGATATAGTAAATGCACAATAAACTAATTGTTCCTCTCGTCGGGTGTGCAGTTCACGCCGCAACACCCGACGAGATGGCGTGAAAGCAATGGAGAAATGTTTTGATTGTGGCAAAGAATTAACAGGTCTTAAAAAAAAGTTTTGTTCTAAAAAATGTAAACAGTCGAGTAGGTGGAGAAGAATGACAGAGGAGGTTAGAGTAAAATTAAGAGCATTTAATAGAAAGACATACGCAGATAAAAGAGAAGATAGGTTGAAGCAAAAGAAAGAATACTATTTGCTGAACAGGGATAGTATCTTAAATAAAAATTCTACTTACAAAAAGGAACACCCCGAAGTAGACGTTAGGTATAATAAAAGTATCAAAGGAAGATATAGAGTTTACAAAAAGGGTGCTAAAAAAAGAAATCACGAATTTAACCTTTCACTAGAAGAATTTAGTTTATTCACCGCTCAAGAATGTTATTACTGTGGAGAAGAGTTTGGTGAAATTGGCATAGATAGATATAACAATAAAGGCGGCTATACTGTAAAAAATTCTGTTTCCTGTTGCCCTGTGTGTAATAGAATGAAAAGTGTTTTTAAAGCAGAAGAGTTTATAGATAAGTGTAATAAAATCGCTAAAAAACATACTATATAAAAATATGCCTGTTAAAATTGAAATAACTAAAAAAAAATATGGCTTCATTGACGGGACTACTGGGCAGGAGATTACAGCAGAGGAATTTGCCGAAAAATATCCAGCAGTGGGTCTGGGAAGACATAGAGTGGATACAACAACGGACCAGACTGGACAAGCAAGTCAAGAAAATTAAATCAAAAAAACGCTATGTCTAAGGTTTATTTTATTGGCGGAAATTATATGGGCTGTTGGTATGTTCGTTGTCTTCTGCCGATGATTGAGAACGGCTGGCTAGGCAACCATAAGGGCTTGAGCAGAGCTTTAAAGCCAGCTAGTCAGATTGCTCAAGAGTCAATGATGTCTGACATTATAGTTTTTCATAGGGGTGACTCAGTCAATCATCACAAAACAGCTATCGAATATAAGAAAATGGGTAAAAAGATTGTCTTTGATAATGATGATACTTTCAAGCTAGACGATACCCACGCATTTTATAAGCTAGATGAGGCTGGCTTTGACCAAAATGTCGATTACAAGAACAATCTCATCAATAACTTTATAAGGAACTCAGACCTAGTTACCTGTTCTACTGAGTTTCTGGCTAAGGAATATCGTGAATACAATCCTAATGTTATAGTCCTACCTAACTGCATCAATGAAGATGATTGGGACGAAATTCCCTTGCGTAATGATTAATTAAATCGAGTATGGAACATTTTAATAAAGGTAAAATAAGAAGTGCTCAAACAAGAAAAAAGATAAGTGATGCTGGTAAAGGCAGGAAGCAGTCCCTAGAAACAATAGCTAAAAGAGCCAAATCATTAATGGGAAAAATACCTTGGAATAAGGGTAAGAAATGTCCAGAAATATCTGGAGAAAAGTCATACAATTGGAAAGGTGATAATGTTGGTTATTGGGGCATTCACGATTGGATAAGAAAGGAATTAGGAAGACCAATGCATTGTG